AGGTCGACCAGTGGCCACCGGCGGCGCGGAACGCTGACTGCAGCACGTCGAGCTCGCTGGAGGACATCGCGATGTAGACCGCGCCATTGCAGCGCGCCAGCGCCGGGGTGAGGGCCGCCACCAGGAAATCGTGGAACCCGTCACCCAGGTTGTCGTTGATGATCGCGCGATTCTTGCCGCGCACTTTGTCCTTCGCGCTGTTGGCGTAGTTCACGTTGTACGGCGGGTCTTGCCAGAGCATCGACACGTGATCGGTGCCGAGAAGCGCCGGGTAGCTGCCTTCTTGCGTGGCGTCCCCGCACAGCAGCCGGTGCTTGCCGAGCACCCACACATCACCCAACCGCGACACCGGCGTTTCCGGCACGTCCGGCACGGCGTCGTCTTCGGTGTTCCCCGCCGCAGTCGTCTCCTCGCCGGTCATGATTTCCAGCAACTGGTCGGCATCGAAGCCGGTCATTGTCAGATCGAAGTCGTCGAGCTTCAGCTCATCGAGTTCGAGGCGCAGCAGATCCTCGTCCCACTCGGCCCAGGTCGCCGAGCGGTTGGCCAGCAGACGAAAGGCCTTGATCTGCGTCGGCGTCAGGTCGTCGGCGAGGATCACCGGCACCGTGTCGAGCCCGAGCTTGCGCGCCGCCTTCAGGCGCAGGTGACCATCGACCAGGCGCCCATCGGACTGGGCGACACAGGGGATCCGAAAGCCGAACTCCTGGATGGCGGCGGCCATCTGGTCGACGGCATGATCGTTCTTGCGAGGATTGCGCGCGTACTCGATCAGGCGGTCGATCGGCCACTGCTCAACGGTCAGCATCGTCGCTCCCCAGGCGCTCGTCGGCGACTTCGACAAAGGTCTGGCCGGTGGCTGCGAGTGTCACCGGCACGCCAGCAAAATTCTGCTGGAAGCGCTTGATGGCCACATCGACGTACTCGGGGGCAATCTCGACCGAGCGGGCGATGCGGCCGGTACGCTGTGCCGCGAGCATCGTCGTTCCTGAACCGCAGAAGGGTTCGAACACGAGGTCGCCGGTGTCGGAGTAGGCCTCGAGGATGAACTCCGGAAGGGCGATGGGGAAGACGGCGGGGTGGTCGATCCCCTCGCCGATCGATCCGCGCTGGCGAGTCGCGGTGACGACCGAGTCCGGAATGCGGAAGTCCTGTGTCACCTTGCCGGCGTGATTCCAGCCGGTGCGCTCGCCTTCCCGGGTGCGCAGCCCGCCGCTGCTGCTGCCGTCGGCCTGCAGATGCTTGTCCTGACCCGCGAACTTGCACGGTACGATCTTGTTCGGCTTCCGCGCCTCGCGATTGAAGTGGAAGAGGAACTCGTGGCGCGGTGCGAGTCGGCCGGCCCAATCGCCAGGAACGGTCACGCCCTGGTCCCACACGTACCAGCCGAAGAAGCGCCAACCCTGGCGCGGCATCCAGGTGAGCCATTCGTCCCAGTAGCGCACCACGGTGCCTTCGCGATGGACCAGGCCGAGGTTGACCAGCATCTGTGCCGCGCTGGCCATCACGGTCATCGCCAGGGCGAAGACGCCCTGCATCAAGCGATCCCAGTCGGCGATGCCACCGGTTGTGTAGGCGCGCTGGTTGGCGTATGGCGGGCTGGTGAACAGCAGGTTGGCTTGCTCGCAGGGCATAAGCGTGGTGATCACGCCGGCGTCCGCGGCGTCACCGCAGATCAAGCGATGCTGACCCAGAGCCCACACGTCGCCAAGGCGCGAGACTGGCTTGGGGGGCACCTCGGGTACGTCGTCGGCGGCATCGGTCTGGTTGCCATCGCCCGGCTGCTCCGCGTCGGTGTGACTGTCCGCCAGCAAGGCCTCGATCTCATCGGCGTCGAAACCTGTCAACGACAGATCAAAGTCGGCCAGCTTCAGGTCTTCGAGTTCCAGTGCCAGCAGGGCGTCGTCCCAGCCGGCATCCAGCGCCATGCGGTTGTCCGAGATGAGATAGGCGCGCTTCTGGGTCGGCGTGAGGTGGGCCAGTTCGATGACCGGTACATCGTCCAGGTTCAGCTTGCGCGCCGCGGCGAGTCGGCCGTGACCGGCGACGATGCCGTTGTCGCCATCGACCAGGATTGGGTTGGTCCACCCGTACTCGACGATGCTGGCGGCGATCTTGGCCACTTGCTCGGCGGTGTGGGTACGCGGATTCCGGGCGCAGGGAATCAGCGTCTCGACCTTGCGGTACTCGACGTTGAGCATGGTGTTCGGGAGTTCCAGGAGGGTGCGGCGCTGAAAGCAAAAACCCGCCACCGGGGCGGGTCAAGTCGAGCCAGAATGCAAAAACGCCTGCGGCGAGGAGGATCGGCAGGCGCTTTTGTTTGAGGCTGACGAAATGCTAGGCCTTCGATGTTCACCGGTCAAGGGGTTTGCTCCCGGCCTCACGCAAATACCCGTAATGCATAGCAAGCATGGCGAGCGCCGCGACCAGGATCCCGCGCGCCTCGGGCTGTGACAGCGGCCGACCGTTCCAGCCTTGTTGCGCCGACCACTCCTTGATGCTCTGCCCGAGCCCGGCGACATGCCACACTGCCGAGCCACCCGGACTGGCGATACCGCCCACGGCGTCGAGCGCCTGGCCGATACGCTTGCGGGCAAAGGCGGTGCGCTCGGTCATGCTGTCGCACCATTGTCCACCGCGAATGCGGTCGAGCGCCAGCGCGCGCGGTCCGTCCAGTTGAGCCCGCGCGAACGTGGCCGAGAATTCCTGCCCGGCGTCGTGCATCGGTGGCGTGATGGTGCCGTTCTTCAGCATCAGCCTGAGCGAATCGATGGTACGGAAGTGCTCGTTGCCCTGGTGCTCACCGGACGCCTCGCGCACCCACTCGACCTGACGACTGCCGGCCAGGGGGCGCACCGGACCGTACGGAGTGGGTTTCGTCTTGGCGCTCATCGCGAGTTCTCCCCACGGCGATCGGAAGCCTTCTGCCGGCGTCCGTAGAGCCGGCTGCCGATCGCCTCGAGGAGCGTGCGCTCCCAACGGTCGGTGACCGATTCGAGCGACACCGCGATGACGCCCTGCTTGTGCCAAGCGGCGGCACGCATCGCCCGCAGCTCGTCTTCGGTCGCTGGCGCCACCGGCACCAGGCGCCCGAGGGTGCAGGTCAGTCGGCTCATCGTGCACCCCCTTTCAGCACCCATTGCAGAAGCGCCAGCGCATCCGCTTCGTTGTCGTCGGCGGGATAAAAACCCTTGGCGCGCATCGCCGCGATCACCTCGTCCTTGCCGGCATTGCCGCGTCCGGTCGCGTGCTTCTTGATCGTGCCGACCGGCACGCCCTGGTAGGGCACCTGGTGGAGCTCGCACCACGCCGTGAGCTGGCCGAGGAAGGCGCCGTAGGTGTGGGCCGCCGCCGTGCCTCGGTGCGCGCGCACTTCCTCGAACACGACGGCGGTCAGCGGACCGGCCTTGGCCTGCAATTCGTCAAGCCACGCGGCGAAGCGCAGCAGCGGCATGCCGCCGCCCTCGAAGCGGCCCGCTTTGAAGGTCTCGGTACCCGAGGTGATGGGACCGCGTGGATAGGCCAGCGCCCAGCCGGTGTGCTGGCCGAGATCGAGCGCGAGTACAGCGCCGGGCAGGGTCACTGCGGCGCGAGGGCTGGCCGCTGGCGGGGGTGTTGAATGGTGAGACATGGTGCAGTTCCTCCAAGAGGCTAAGGCGGCCTGGAGGAGCGGCACGCGACCGGGTCAGGGTCTTCGGCGCTCCCTCATGCCCGATCGGGATCGGGTACGGGTCAGAGCAAAAATGGGGCTACGGCAATAACGTCAATACTTCAATCTTTCAATGGAGTGCTCGTGGCGAGAGAGATAGATATATCAATATTTAATTCTTTCAATATATCCTGTTTTCTCTCTCCCTCTCTTCGGGTCTCGCGCGCGAGGCGATGTGGATGTGTGTACGCAGGGCATGTGAAGTTTGAAATAATAAAAATTGAAGTTAATCACTGTCACCATCTAACGCATTGTTTGTAAGCGCTTTTATTACTTGCGTTGGACGTCGGGTTCCTTGAATCATGGCGACCTCGATGAACTGTGCGTCCAGCAGCGTTTGCAGCACGCTGTCGCGCTGACGGCCATCCATGAACTGCGTACGACGCGTAAACTCGCTCCTAGTCATCCCCTCGGTCCCCGACCCTTGAAGTATCAGGAGCGCGCGCTTGTGATTCGACTCGATGACGTTCTCCGAAACCCGCATCGACGCTTCACGAATGGTCTGATTGGCGCAATGCCGTGCGATGAGAATGCCCCACTCTGCGTCCTCTTTCTGGATCTGCGGATCCACCGCATCGCGCGATACGGCACGGATGAGAGCGAGCTTGGTGGCGTTTTCCTCGATGCGCGCCAGGATCGACGCGAAACCGCTGCCGGACGAGGCGCGCAGGTCATCCAGGAGGTCGCGGTCAAGCGCCTTGAATCCTGCCTTTGCCTTGTCACTCATGGGCACCAAGCGGGGTGTCGGCGACACCTGATCCACGCCACCGATATCGCTGAGGTTGCCCGACAGCTTGCCCCCGCCCTGATGGATCAGCAGCAGGCGATCAATCAACCCCTGGGGCGGATCGATGACGCCGAAGTCCTTGTTGCTATCCGGGAAGTCCTCCTCCGTCTGAAGGATCAGGAACCGCGCCAGCGAACCATCAGCGACGTTGGCTGCCTGCAGCGCTTGCCAGAAGTGCACCGGCGTCGTCGTGCCGTAGACACACACACAGGGTTGATGAATCGCCCGATGCGCGGCATCTGCCTGGCTCTGTGCATATTCGATTCCGAAATAGGTGGTACCCGACGTCGTATAGAGCTCGGTGAGCAGATCCAGGATCTCGCAGACATAGCGCGGTGAGCGCTTGCGGTCGACAGCCGCCGACAGGAACATGCCGAATTCATCGAGTTGAAACAGCGGCGAAGGCTGCCGAGACAACGCATTGAGCAGCCCCGAACCAGAGGCGATCTTGTTGCCACCGAGGTACTGCAGCAGCCCGGCTCGGCGAAGAAGCTCGTTGATCACCAGCCGGCTGTTGTTCTTGCCAGCGCCACTCTCGGCAACCCCAACGACGTAGAGGTTCGAACGGATGTTGCTCGCCGTGCGGTACTTACGCCCCATCAGCGCGCCGACGGCGGCCAAGGACGCTCCCAGTGCAAGCACGGGCTGTGAACGCTTCGCGCTGCGGTCCATCAGCTCCATCATGTCGGCAATGACGCCCCCGACCTGATTCCAACCAAATGGCATCAATGTCGCCTGGGGCATCTTTGTCCCGACCTTCTTGTAGGGTGCCGTCACGGGACCGAGCATCGCTTTGGTGCTGTTAAGCATTTCGAGAAACTCCTTCGCCGGATGATGACCGTTCACGATCAGCGCGCCGTTGAGTTGCAGCGTCGGAGCCGGGTCCCAACCTACCTCGAGCGCCAGTCTGTAGAGCGTGCCGGCACCAATGCGGGTCGGCTTCATGCCACGCCATGCCTTGTCCGTTGTCTCGGGAACATTCTTCACTGCGCGTCCCGACCAGGCCTCGAACAGTGGCCAGCCATCGTCGCCCAACGCACCCTTAATCGCCAGGCCGATCCGCACCCAACTGTCGTAGTCGAGGTCATCGTTCGCGATGAAGCGCAACGCCTCGGTGACCGCCTCAAGTGTGCCGCGCTGTTCCCCAGCCCCGCCAGCGGCTGTTTCAGCGCCTTGAAGATGCGGCAACCGCGCCGGCCGCAATTCTGGCGGCACCAGCGCGATCGCTGCCGTGGCAAAAGCGTGCGCCTGCGCCTCGGTGACCGTCGGCAGCTCCCCGATCCCGATCTCGGCCAGCGTCTCCAGTGGCCAGTCGTAAGGCTGACCGGTCTCCGGATGAATACCGTAGGCGATGAACTGCTGGCCCAGGCCGAGGACCTCGATTGGCGGCAGCTTGAACCCCTTGAACGGCTGGTCGGCGCGATAGACCAGGAGGCGCTTGGGGGCCCGGCCAATGCGCAACGCCGGCGTGTCGCCCAGCATCTCGCGGGCCAGGACCTCGATACGCTTGGCCAACTTCGGATCGCTCAACACATCGATATCGATGCCGATCACCCGCCCGGCAGCGACGCCGATGCCGGCATCCGGCCAGTCGCCCCAGACGTCGATCTCGTGGTCGGTGGTGTCGCGCGTGCAATGGCGACTCCAGGCCGGATAGTCGCGCCACGTACCGCGGCGAAACACGCCCGGCTTCTTGGTGCCCGGCTGGATCGGCAGGATCGGAAATCCGGCGTCGACGAGTTTGGCGCCCAACTGCGCCATGAAACTGGAAGCGGTCATTACCTCCTCCTCAAAACGGCGGGTCTTGGTTATAGGCTTCCCGCAGGTGATCCTGGAAAGCAGTGACAACGACGTCGATCAGCGTCGACCATTCGTGCGCCGACCACTGGGCCAGATTGGTGCGGCCGAGCGATTCGACGTACTCGCCGCCTACGGCGCTGGCCTGACGCAGTGCGGCTTCTTCATGTTTATTGGGGTCGATCATTCCTTTGAGCCTCCCGATGATGTCCAGACACCGCATGGAACAGGCCCACAGATCGGGGCCGCTCTGGCGGGTCAGACGTGGTGAGTAACCAAAACCACGGTAGTCGCGGCGGCACACGTCGCAGAGCATCAGAAGCGCGCCGCGACGACTTCGGTGTAGCGCCCGCTCGGGCGTACCGCGATCTCGGCTGGTTGCCGCAAAGCCGGGGCGTGTTGGAGCGCTTCGTCGACGCTTTTCGGTAAGGCCGTACCCGGTGCGCGCGCGGCCCACCAGGTCGCTGCTTTCTGGCGGGGGTAGCCGGTATGCTCGACGCAGATCCACTCGTGATGGGCCGACAGGCCGCACCAGTACTCGACGCGCAGCGAGGGCGGCTTGCCGGCCTTCTCGTGGCGTGCGTAGCAGACCTGGCTCACCGCCACCCACTCGGGCTTGACCAGGCTTGAGAGCACCTCGAGCGTACTGGCCCGGGCCTCGATCATTGGCGCGGGCAGGGGAAAGGCGTGCCCGCACTCAGGGCACTCGCGCGCCGCCGCATGAACGCTGCTGGCGCAGTCCGGGCACACCTTGATCGGCGCGTCGCCGTCGCCCTCGCTGGGACGTTTCGGCTTGATCGCATCGATCGGTCCGTGACGGGCGATGTTGCCGGCGAAGTCCAGGACCAGGCAGTCGCTCTTGCCCGGCGCCAGCCGACAGCCGCGACCGACGATCTGCACGTACAGCCCCGCCGACTTCGTCGGTCGCAGCATCGCGATCAGTTCGACGCCAGGGGCATTGAAACCGGTGGTGAGCACGTTGGCGTTGGTCAGGCAGCGGATCTTGCCGCCCTTGAAGGCCTCGATCAGCCGATCGCGCTCGGCGCTGGACGTCTCGCCGAGGATGGTCTCGCACCCGATGCCCTGCGCGCGGATCGCGTCACGCACATGTCGCGCGTGCTCGACGCCGGCGCAGAAGACTAACCACGAGCGGCGATCCTGACCGTAGGCGACGATCTCGGCCACGGCACTTTGGGTAATCGCCTCCCGGTCGACCGCGGCGTTCAACTCGCGCGCAATAAACTCGCCGCCACGGGTGCCCACGCCGCCGACATCGAGCTGCGTCGCCATGCGCTTGGACACCAGCGGCGACAGATAGCCCTGGTCGATCAGGTCGCGCACCGAGACCTCGTAGGCGATGTCGGTGAAGATCGCGCCATCGCCCTCGTGGAGCCGTCCGGAGTCCAGGCGGTACGGGGTGGCCGTGAAACCGATCACCTTGAGCAGCGGATTGAGGCGCGTCAAACCGTCGAGGAAGCGCCGGTACAGGGTGTTCGATGAGCGCGGAATCAGGTGCGCTTCGTCGATTAACACCAAGTCGCACTGCTGCACGTCATAGACGCGCTTGTGGATCGACTGGATGCCGGCAAACAGGATGCGCGCCCTGATGTCTCGCTGCTTGAGTCCCGCCGAGTAGATGCCGGCCGGCGCCTGCGGCCAGAGCCGGATCAGTTCGCGGTAGTTCTGCTCGATCAGCTCGCGGACGTGCGTCACGACGAGAATGCGCTGGTCCGCAAACGCTTTCAGCACGCCTTCGATGAAGCGGGCCATCACCAGGGACTTGCCGCCAGCGGTCGGGATGATGACCAGGGGATTTCCGGTCTCCCCCTCAAAATACTGGTAGATGCCATCGATGGCTGCCTGTTGGTACGGACGCACGGTCAAGGTCATAGCGAATGCTCCGCGTACTTGTGGCGGCCGCTGTCGCGCCAGATTCCGCCACCGGGAAGTTGATAGCTGACCCAGTCCGTTCCGGCGTCGATCTGCTCGCACGGCACCAGGTCGGGGAGGTAGAGATGCTGGTCGCAGCCGGCGCGCTGGTCGGCCTCGGACAAGGCCCGCTGGTGGCGTTCGCACCACCAGCCCCCCTCGACGGGTGTCGAAGAGAGGCAGGTGCGGCAGTTCACAGCGGCGGCGGCTTGACCCCGGCAGACCTCGGCATGGGCGCACATTCGGCACTCGTACCACGCCGGATCCTCGCTGACCCGGTCGAGCGGCCGCGCGGCGAAGAGGATGCGAGCGGCTTTTGCCAGCAGCCGATCGGCGTACGCGGTATCGACCTTGACCCGCTCGACGTAGAGGTCGTCCGTGTCCTTGTTCACCGCCAGGTACATTGCTCGGGTCATGCCGGTCAGGCGCATGTAGATCTGCATCTGCGCGAAGTGCTGCGGTTTGCTGTCCCGGACGCGCTTGGCCAAGAGATCGGCGAAGCTCTTGCGCGAATGGGTCTTGAACTCCACGACGTGCCAGGTCTTGGGCGCTTCGATCAGGTTCAGTGCAACGGCGTCGAGCGACCCACCGAAATGGCCGCCGTGCGCCTCGACCCGCCACTGGCGCCCGGTTTCGGGATCGACGTCGAGCACGGTGGCGCCGGTGCGCCGCAGGTTGCGCACGAGGCGGGTCTCCTCCAGCTGCCCGGTCTCGAAGAGGCGCAGCAGGCGGCCCGGATGCTGCGCGACGGTGGTCCAGCGAAAGTCGTACCACAGCGACCGCTCGCAGGGCTTGCCGATCAGCGAGGCGCCCAGGTGGACTCGGAAGCCCTGGCGAGCGTCTGCCTCGTAGGCGGCGAAGATCGCTTCGCGGGTCGGACTGACGACGATCGGCAAGTCAGCCATGACCGACCTCCCGGCCTTGCCGCTCCCGGGCGACCGCCAAGGCCGACTGCCACGCGTCATCCGGGAGGTGCTCGCGCAGCACGTCGATCAGCGTGTCCTTGAATCGGTCGCGCGGGAAGTCGCCTGACAGCGCGGCCAGATGCGCCGACACCCGAGCAAGCTCCTGCTGCTTGAAACGCAGCGCCGTCTTCGCCCGGTGGAACCACTGGGCATCGAGCGCGCCGCGCCGGGCCTGACGGGCGATGTCCGCCGTGGCGATCTGGGTCTTGATCGAGGCGATCTCGTCCTGCAGCTCGACCAGGCGCTCGCGACACGTTTGTGCGGTGGCCGGCAGTGGTGCAGAAAGGGGGGCGTGCTTGCTCATCGTCTCAACCCTGACGTTTCCATGGCAGCGTGGCGTTGGCTGCCGGGGTGGCTGGACGCGCCAAGCCAGCCGGGGCTGCGGGAGGCGACGTGGGCTGCGCATCGGTGCCCGACAGGTAGCGGATCGAGTTGCTTTCGCCGTACTGCCCCTTCGGCGGGCGCACCTTGACGTCGATCTGGACCGGGATCAGGTGCAGTTGTTCGCTGTTGCTGACCTGCATCTTGCCGGCCGCCCGGCAAAGCGCCGACAGGCTGCGCTGCGCCATCAGCACGGCGTCGGGGTTGGCATTGACGAGGTTCAGGCGGTCGAACAGCTTGCGCCCGGTGTACTGCCCTTCGAGTACATCGAGTTCGAGAAGCAGGTATTGCCCCATGCCGTCCTTGGTTGGGCGCATTTCGCTGGCGACGAGCTGGACCCGATACTTGCCGGGCGGAAAGACTTCGAAGGGGGTGGAGGGTTCGACGGTCGAGGCGTCGAAGGTGTGTCCGAATGAAGCCATGGTGTTTCTCCTTTGCGGTCAAAAATGAGAATTCAGTGGTTGCTGAGAGCGGTCTTCAAACTGTCCGGCATCGCCTGCGCGAAGGCCGACCAGTCGAGCGGCAAGCTGTCGGGCAGGCCGTAGCGGTTTTTGGCCAGGAAGGCGGGACGTTCGGCGGTATGGATGACGCGCTCGCCGGAACCGAGGGCGCGATTCACCTTCTTGTTGAAGCCGACGTCGGCCTTGACAGTGCTGATCCGGTAGTTCGCGAAAAGCACGATGTCGGCGTGCTCCTGCAGCAAGGCCGCCGCGCGGGTGTGCAGCTTGATCACGTAGCGGTCGTAGGGGTCATGCTCCGGGCTGTCGAAGCGCTTGATGTCGGTGTGGGCGATCTGCACGATGGTCATGCCACGTTCGTCGCGCAGGGCATTCAGACCGTCGAGGTACTGTCGCCAGAACTCCATGGTGGCGAGGTAGCCCTTTCCATAGCCGGGAGCCTCCAGATCCTTCCAGCCGTATTCCTTGCAGGTCTTCGCCCAGATCAGCGGTTCCAGCCAGTCGGCGCTGTCGACCACCGCCGTCTTGAAATCGTGCTCCTCGTTGTAGAGGCTGACCAAGATGTCGATCACGTCTTCGAAGGAGCGTGCGATCGGGAAGTGGCTGGCCTCGATCGTGCCGAGACCGTCCTCGGTCTGGATAAATACCGGATGGTTGGCGTTGGCGGCGAACGTGGTCTTGCCGACGCCGGCGACGCCGTGAATCAGGATGCGGGGCGGCTTCGGCGCGCTGGCGCGCGTGAGTTGGGAAAGCGAAATGGCCATGTAGATGCGCTCCTTTGGGTGGTCAGTGGCGATTCGGTGTTGGCGCTCAGTGCGCCGGGGTGAGCAGTTGTTTGCGGGCCTGCGAGGCGTCCGGGGTCATCCGTGCGCGCTCCGCGATGTAGCGAAAGACGAAGGGCTCGACGCGCTGGCTCACCAGATGCACCAGGCCTAGTTCGCAGGCGTGCCAGGCACGTTTGGCCACGGAATGGATGCGCTGGCGCTCCCTGGATGGATAGGAGCTACTGGCCTCCGACCGGTCCAGCAGCAGCAGGCCCTGGTGGTACTGGATACGTTCACCGGGTACCGAACTGGCGATCCAGTCACACAGGGCGGCTTCGGTGAGCGGCTTGGCGGGTATGTGTGGCGGACGTTCGAGATTGACCGTCAGGGGGCTCGGCTCGCTTTGGGACAGCACAGAGGTGGGATCGAAGGCGTTCATGAAATCTCCGTCAGTTGGCAGCAGCAGAAAAGCTGCGGCGTCTGATTGTTCTTACCGGCGATGCCGGGTTTTTTCTCAGGGCGGTCTACGCGGCGGCCTTGATGCCGAACATGCGCAGATGCATCTGGAGGTCGGCCACGCGGCGGTAGAATGTCGGCTTGGAGAGCCCTGAAGCCTTGCAGGCCATGGGCATGTCCTGATGCTCGGTCAGCAACCCCAAAAGCACGCGTTGCTCGGCGTCCATCAGAGAGACGGCGTAGTCGAGATCCCGGGCCACGTGAATTTCGTCGTAGCCCCTGGGGGGCTCACCCCACCGCGGCACCACTCTGTTCGCGTCGGCCAACACGTCGAGGCAATCGGAGTCGCACTCGTTCGCGGCGTCCTCCCCGGACGATCTGAAAAGCATGTGCTGGCGGTCGTGCACGATCGCGCTGGTCAGTTCTCCTGCGCGGTGCTGAGAAACCAGTCCGGTGAACGTTCCGGGTTGACCGCGGGATGCGTCGTAGCGGGACTCGCGCTCAAGCAGTTCAAGCAGGATGTCGTGCTCGACGTCCTGGCGTTCCTCTGCCGACAAGCCAATCTTGTGGGCCACACGCCAGGCATTAGCGCCAGCGGCTCGGGTCGCTGCGTTGAAGTAGCTCTTGGGGGAGTGGAGAGTCTGCATCGTTGTCCTTTTTTTTGCGTTTCGCCAGCCGTCAATCCTGTCGATTAAGAGATGCCACCCGGGGGTGTCACACACCGCAACTGGTGTAAGACGAACGATAGGGTCGGGATTTACTGACGCGCCAACGGCAGATTTACTGAAGACTTACTGAACAACGGCGAGCAAAAAAAAACCGCCCGGAGGCGGTTGGTTTGGGTCAGTCTCGGCGCAATCGATATCGTGCTGCGCAGATCCTTTCGATCCAATCCTCTCGACAGGCTTTTCCGGAAAAGGCGTCATCAATGCCTCGGGAGTCCGAGTTGGCATACCTCTTGATGTCGGCCCAGCTAAACCCGCCGTGATCGGACTCCCGCATCTTCCACAGCCACGCAACGATGTCGCGCTGCACGCCCTTGAAGACCTTGCTACGTCCGCGGATGATCAGCTCGCCTGATCTGTAATCGAAGCTGAACAACGGATCACTCCGGTCAGGCGAAATCCCGGAAACGATTTTGTCGAGGTAGGATCGGATCAGCGTTGCGCTGGTCGATTCGGTCGAAAAGGCGTCGATCAGGCCGACCGCGAAGTGGCGTCCCGGAAAGACGATATGTGGGCTCGGCGCCTTCCCGGAGTACAGCATTAGTCCTCCCTCGGTATCCGAGCGTCCTTGCAAGGTGCTGACGATCGCGTCGAGGTGACGAGTCAAGTTGCGCGCAAAGAATACTGGCAGTCGGGCACCCCCAAGGTTCGCGTTGCCAAGGAACCAGAAGCGGTCTGACATGAGCGGTGCTTCGATGTGTCGGGCGAACTCGTCACCGATCTCCAACTGCTCGGCGATGGTCACGCATAGCCGCTGCGGTTTGAGCCGGTAGAGTTCGACTTCGTACAGCGGGACCGACAGCTCTCGGCCTGACTCGGGACAGAGGTATCGCGCAATGCCACGCCCCTGGTCGACTTCCACTTCGACGGATTCTTGACCATCGATAACGTCGATCATGATTTCGGAAGCGTGAGTTTCAAACGCAAGGATACCGAAATTCACCATCTCTCTGACGAGCTCCCGCTGGCGCAGCAGGTCGCGATGCAACACCAGATGGTCGTGCCGTTCCAGCAATTGGAGGAACAGTTCCGCGGCGCGTCGCGAGACTGTCGAGCAGGTCTCAGAAGACATTCACGATCTGCCAGTGACGCAGCAGCCTGTCGCGCAATTCTCGCTCTTCACCACTCATGTTGCCGTTGGAACAACCATTGGGCGTAGTGATCAGGACAGAAAGCCCATGCGCTCGGCGTTCCACTTGCTTCGGGATACCGATCACGATTCTGACCTGCTTCACCTCGTACGGCGTCAGGTCAGAAATATTGAAATCGTCCTGCGCGACAGCCCAGATAGAACGCGGTTCGTTACGATGCAATCGGATGTCCAGGGCGTTGTAGGCCGCTTTCTTGGTGCTGTTGTCGCCACCGCCAACCTCATGCCGGCGCTCGACCTTGATCTGGGTTACCCGGATCGCACCGATGTTCTCGCCGTTGGCGGGGAACGCGCGTGGTTTCTTGAAGGACTCGAGATCGTAGTCCTCGAGTGGAATGGTCTCGCTCGTGAACTCGTGCATCATGATCGTGTCGGCGAAGGCGCGTGCGATATCCCGACGCATCCCGATACTCGGCGCATAGACTTCGATCGCCCCCGAGGCCGGCTCGTAGGTCAGCCGGATCTTGTTACAAGGCACGAAATACCCTGTCTCGACTTGGCCGTTCCGGACGGTCTCGAAGCTGTTTGCCTCAGTATTCACGGCAGCCGAGAATTGGTAAAGCGTCACCTGCTCGGTCTCTTCCTCACCGTCATCGCTCTGGACAGAATAGCCACTTCGGGTGAAGTCGGAGATGGCGATCTCGTTCGGCTCAACATTCATCAGCCCTGCTATTTTCGAAGCAAATTGCTGCTTGCTCGCATCAGTCACAGTCAAAGCCAGATCTCTTGGGCCTGAGAATGCGCTGTAGGTCTTCGGGCTAAGCCGGTGCTCGATCGCGTACCGGGCTTCTTCCGCGTAAACGAAGGCATCGTTTTTTTCCAGGTAGAGCCAGAGCATGCGCGCCATGCCATCGGGAAGATCCTCCTTGCCAGGGAATTCCAGGCCCTTGCCGAGGGAACGCACTGCCTCGTGGCCGCTCTGCTTGGCCATCAGATAGATACGCTCTGCCCGATCTTCCAGCTTTTTCCGAGTCTGGCCGATCACCGCGCCCATCGCCGCGACAATCGATTCGCGCACCTTATCAATCGGCTGTGACCAGTCGATGGATTTTGAAGTCTGTTGATCACATCGCGCAACGTACCGCTCCAGCAGCGGCAGGTTCTCCTTTCTCGTTTTCCGAACGAGTCGGGAGAAGTTCTCCATGTCTTTCATGTTGTGGTAGCTCCTTGAACACAAAGAGGGGCCTTGCCCCTACGGGAGTCGATGTGTTCCTACCACAGCGGCAGTTGCTCCCTGCAGGTGGCCGCGTCAAATGACCCTGGCCGTGGGGAGTTCAGTGATTCGAGTGGTGTAGCACCGCGACTTGTTACTTGTTATTTGTCCGCATTCTTTTTCTTGCCGCTGATCGCTGCCTTCCCACGCACATCCGGAGGTCTGGTCGGCCCAACGCGCGGTTGATGTTCGTCGCGTGGATGTGTTTCTCCGAGGGAGTCATTTGGTCAGGTTGTCGAACAGCGTTGGCTCTTGCCGGTCGGCCGGCGTCAACGCTGCAAGCATAAACCCTCGCAAGGGTGTGGGGAAACTGGCATGTAGTATCGTCTTGAGAAAAGTTGAAGCCGGGCCGGCACGAGCGTGGCAAGGCGCCGGACCCAGACAATGGAATTACGAGAAGTTGCGGTTTCGTGAACGGATCTGGTGAGGGCTTCGGTCTTCGAACGTACCCAGATGATCGGGTCGGCGCCAGGCTCGGTTAGGCGCCTGAGAAAATCGGCCATCGAATCGGTAAGAACATGGAAGCCATTTATGCAAGGGTGTCCATGTCCAAGTCCCTTTCGATTCCACCTCGTGTGGCATGCCGACCAGCCGGCACCCCGGTGACTCCCCTGCGCGCCGTCGCCATGATTTTGGCGCACGGCGTTCTCCGCCTGCATGAGCGTCAAAAAGCCCTTGATAGCCGCACCGAACAGCGCGTTCATGACTCTGTTCTGAACCCCAAGGGAGACATTTCATGACTGACGTACTGGCCCGGGTGGTGGCCCTCAGAACCACCCCGATCCCCGAACTGAAGCAACTTTGGCGGGACCTGTTCGACACCGACCCGCCACCCTACAACCGCCGTTTCCTGGAAAACCGCCTGGCTTACCGCCTGCAGGAACTGGCCAATGGCGGATTGAAGACCAGCACCATCAAGCGTCTGGAAGTCCTGGGTGAGCAAGTCGATGGCGGCAAGGTGAAGATTCGCAGCCGCCGCGCTGACGACCGCCCGGTTGCCGGGACCAAGTTGATCCGAGAATGGCAGGGCACCCCCTACGAGGTCGTGGTGCAGCCTGACCACTTCGAGTTCCAGGGTCAGCGGTACCAGTCACTGTCGTCGATTGCCAAGGCGATCACCGGCACGATCTGGAATGGCTGGATGTTCTTCGGTCTGCGCGCCCGGAGGTCGGCATGACCCCCACCCGGAAACTGCGCTGCGCCATCTACACCCGGAAATCCACCGAGGAAGGTCTCGACCAGGCCTATAACTCGCTGGATGCTCAGCGCGATTCCTGCGAAGCCTTTATTGCCTCGCAGAAGTCCGAAGGCTGGGTGGCATTGTCCGACGCTTATAACGATGGCGGGTACTCCGGCGGCACCCTCAACCGGCCGGGGGTTCAGAGGTTACTCGACGATGTCCGCGAAGGTCTGGTCGATGTGATTGTCGTCTATAAGATTGATCGTCTTTCTCGATCGCTGGCCGATTTCGCGAAACTGGTCGAACTGTTCGACGCGCAGAAGGTGACCTTCGTCTCCGTGACCCAATCGTTCAACACCACCACCAGCATGGGGCGGCTCACGCTGAACATCCTGCTATCGTTTGCTCAGTTTGAACGGGAACTTGGCGGGGAACGAGTCAGAGACAAGATTGCTGCCAGCCGCGCCAAGGGAATTTGGATGGGCGGCATGCCGCCGCTGGGCTACGATGTGGTTGAACGCAAGTTGATACCCAACCCCGCCGAGGCAGCACTGGTCAGGCGGATTTTTGAGCGCTTCATTGCCCTCGGATCAATGACCACCTTGTGCCGGGAACTGCGGGCCGAGGGCGTGACCACGAAATCCTGGACGACCCTCAAAGACAAGACCCGCGTCGGGAAGCTCATCGACAAAGGCTACCTCTACAAGATGTTCAAGAATCCCGTCTTTGTCGGCGTCGCTGCCTACAAGGGCAAGCACTTCGCCGGGGAGCACGAAGCAATCCTGGATCGGGCAGTGTGGGATCAGGTGCAGGCAATGTTGGGTCGCGGAGATCAAGAACAACGCGCTCGCCAGAATCGTCCATCGCGGGCTCCTGCCCTTTTGAAGGGCCTGATCTTCGCCGACGATGGCTGGGCCATGACGCCGGGCGCCACCAACAAGGGCGACAAGGTCTATCGCTACTACGTGAATACCGCTTCGATGAAGATCGGCAAGGACGCCTGCTCGATATCTCGTGTTCCCGCGGGAGAAGTGGAAGCCGCCGTCATTGCCCAGGTACGCAAAGTACTGCAGGCCCCCGAGGTGATGTCGCAGGCCATTCGCGAGGTGGTGGCGCTCGATCCGGCAGCAGACGCGCAGCAGGTCATTCTGACCCTGCAGTCAATCGAGCCAGTGTGGGATGAACTGTTCCCCGCTGAGCAGGCGCGGATTGTTCAACTGCTGGTGGAGCGAGTGACGGTCAGCCCCACCGGCCTGCGCATTGACATGAAGGCGGCGGGGATCAGGGAACTGATCCAGTCGGTGATGCCCGCGAGAAAGGCTGCGTGATGACTGCTGATGTCATTTCTGTTGATCTGCCAATGACCTTCAAGAAGCGTGGTGGGCGCAAGGTGATCGTATTGCCGGATGGTACGCAGGGAAACCCGGCGCCGATGGCCACCATCGACAACACCATGATCAAGGCGATTGCGCGGGCATTTCGCTGGCAGAAGCTGCTGGAAAACGGCACCTACGGATGCCTGGACGAAATCGCCAAGGCAGAACGCATCGGGCCATCGTTCGTGAGTCGCGTGATCAGATTGGCGCTGCTGGCACCAGACATCGTGGAGGCGGTCCTGGCGGGAAGACAGCCGGCGCATCTGGCGTTGAAGGATCTGATGCTGCCGTTTCCGGTGGAGTGGTCGGGGCAGAGGGAGAGGTTTAGGATGGGAGGTGGGGGATGATCCTGCGTTGGCACCGGATCCAACTCAAGAGACGGAGTGATGCCAGACCGGCACCTGTTACAATCGCACGACTGCCGAAGCTAGGTGCCGTCGAACAAGGTTTTTGCCGATGGACCGGGCGCTGACGGCCTAGCAGCTAAACGCTGTTCCTAATACGTCGTAGGAGTGCCCGTGAGTGCCAACTGTCCCATTTGCGGATCGTCCGTCATTTCCTCTGAACCAAGCCCAGATGGAAGCGACCTCACGGAATATAGCTGCCCGAGATGTGGCGATTTCAAGCTCAGCGGTAGTCTGGTCTCGACACTCCCGCATCTGCACTCAACAGATCCGGACGCCCCAGCCAAGCTCAGCCATACGATTCGGCGCTCCCAAGAGAGAGATAGGCCAGTATTGCTCAATACGTACATGGCCGAGGCATCGTTGAAGCACCCGCTGCCGCGGCCGCGTGAACAGGCTGACCTCCTGGTTCGTTGGCTTGCCCAGAACGTACCCGGACCAGGCGAAACCGTATGGGTTGAGTTCAGCACTCACGGATCGATCATCGGAGCAAAGAGCAAAGCAGGATTCGGGCTCGTCCTTGATCACCTCTTTTCGGCTGGCCTGGTTACCGGCAATCAGCCGAAGGCTTTCCAAGGTGGTGACCAGGCGTACGCCACTCTGACTTTCGAAGGATGGGAGCACTACGAGCACTTGCGGCAAGGTGGCGCGGTCTATCGGAAGGCCTTCATGGCGATGAAGTTCGGAGACGAGAACCTAAGTATTGTGCTTGAGAAAGTCTTCAAGCCCAGCGCAAGACGCGCGGGGTTCGACTTGGTCAAACTGGATGACGTACCGAAGGCTGGGCTCATTGACGACCGTCTGCGCGTAGAGATTCAAGTCTCGGACTTTGTCGTTGCAGATCTCACCCATGACAATCTGGGTGCTTACTGGGAAGCAGGCTATGCCGAGGGGCTTGGGAAGCCTGTCATCTATACCTGCGAGAAGAGCAAGTTCGCGACCGCCAAGACCCACTTTGACACGAATCACCACCTGACCATATTGTGGGACTTCGCGGCACCCGAAGCCGCGGGCAACGAACTCGTGGCGACAATCCGCGCAACGCTTCCGCATTTGGCAAGCCTCGTCGACGGCAACGCCTAATCGGGTAGCGGGAGGTTTCTCTTCCCCCGGCCCCACACTGCCCGCCTTGCCGGTCCTTGTTGGACAGGTCAACGATCTGGCTCGCTTGATGATGGGACCTGAACCGGTACCCTGCGACTCTGGAGCCAGTTATTCACCGACGCTCGGCAACTGTCAGCTTTGCTCAATCAGAAAACTTGGGCGAGAACACCGATTGCTTGCAGGCTATAGTTACACTATCCGCAGACCGCTCACTAGGCCTCTAGCATCCCGACAAAAGGTGCAACGCGGTTTCCGATTCGCTCGCAAAAGAACCCAAGAAAAATGACGAAAACACTCAACCAAACCTGCACCCCCCGCGCCTCCGTTCTCGACGGCACTGCCGATTTCGTTGTTAACTTGGCGGACCTACCATCGCTCAGTGAGGCCGACGCAACGGAATTCCTTGATTCCAACGTCCTGACCTCTGGCATGGAGATACTCCTGTCGCAGGCGTTTGCCCGCCTGGCCGGCACGGGAAGTTCCAGCGGCATCTACAAACTGTCCGAATCGATGGGCGGCGGTAAGACGCAGAGCATGATCGTCGCCGGCATCTTGGCGCGATTTCCTCAACTCGCCAAACTCATGGCCTTCCGTGACCCGCTGGCCAATGCCAAGCCGGACGTGGTCGCCGCCTTTACCGGCCGCGCCACCGATAAAAAGGTCTGGGTTGCCATCGGCGATGCCCTTGGTGTCACCTTCGCCCCGGATCGCGCCCCGTCGGAAACTGAATGGCGCGACGCGCTCAAAGACCGTGCCGCGCTGATTTTGCTCGACGAACTGGCCTTCTACCTTGTCCATGCCGCCAGCCAGGGCAGCAAGGAAGACGGCACCCGCGCCGCCACGCTGGCCGGCATTGCATTGACCAATCTGTTCGGCGCCGTGCGCGATTACAAGGAATGCCGCCGCTGCGTCATCGTCATCGCCGACCTGCAAAAGGACTGGGAACAGGGCGCCGAAGAGTTGGCCCGCATCATGCGTTCAAACGACACGCTGGGCGGCACCATGCAGAGCGTAAACAACGAAATGTCCAAGGGCGCGCAGACCATTGCCCCTGTGGATAACAGCAAGGACGAGCTATACGCCATCTTGCGGCGCCGACTGTTCAAGACGCAGGATGCCAGCGCCAAGGATATCGAGGCTGTCGCCGACGCCTACGTGGCCGAACTGAAGAAGGCCAGCGCCATCATCGAGCGCCCGACCATGAAGGTGCGCGAGGAAATCCTTGTTTCCTACCCCTTCCACTTTTCCACCAAACACCTGATTGCTTCGTTCAACGACAACCCCGGCTTCCAGAAAACCCGTGATGTCATCCGGCTCGTGGCCACCATCGTGCGCAGCCTGTGGGGCAAGGGCGATGCCGAAGTCGCCAAGCACTACTTGCTGGCGTTGGACACCTCCGACCTCAACGACGCCAACGTCGCCAGCCGTTTTGTTGAAATCAAGAAGTCCCTTCAGGACGCGATGCAGACCGACATCGCCAACAGCGGCACCTCGCACGCCGAGACGCTGGATGCCGAAACTGACGGGCTGGCCAGCTTGTGCGCTAAATGGATACTGTCCGCATCCCTGTCCGAGATCCATCCGCGCGGTCTTACCGATGCTGAATTGGCGGAATACCTGCTGGCGCCGGGGCGCACCATCCTCGGCCTTCAGGATGCCCTGAAAAAGCTCTACGACACCTGCTGGTACATCGAGCAGACCAAATCCGGGCGCTACCTATTCAACCGCCACAAGAACCTCAACGCGCAGGTCAACAGCTATACCAAGGTCTGCACCAATGAAGACCGTGACACCAAGATCGAGGCCAAGCTGGCAGAAATGTTCGAGCCAAAAGACAAGCGCTGCTATCAAAAGCTCGCGGTGCTGCCCGGTCTCGATCAACTTCAGCTTGAGCGAGAAAAGTCCACGCTGGTCATCCTCAAGCCCGATACCGATTTCCAGAAGTTTTTCGCCGGGCAGAAATTCAAGAACCGCGTCGCCTTCCTCACGGCGGTCGATCAAACCGGCATCTTCAACGTCAACAAGAAAGCGCAGCGCCTCTGGGCCATCAGCCAGGTGGTCAAGGACCTCACGCCCGACGACAGCCAGTACAAGAAAGCCAAGGACACCGAGGCCGAGTATCAGACGGAGTTGTTCCTGGCCATCAAGGCCGTGTTCAACAAGTTCCACTACCCGCTGATCGATGAAGAACAGGAAACCGCGCTGATTGGCGCGCCGCTGCTGGATGGCTATGTTGACCAGAAAACCGGCCACCATGTGAAATACCGCAATGAAGACGCCTCCAAAGGTGAATTCGTGGTCGAAGCCACCCTGCGTGAGGCCAACAAATTTCAGGTCTTCAATCCGGGGTCTGGCGACGACAAGCTCAAGGTCTATCAACCCCTGCGCAATCGCGTCGAATCTTTCCTCTTTCCGCCGACCGGCCGCACCACCTGGGATCAAATCAAGGACGGTGCCGCCAGTCGTGGCCATGTCCTGTGGACCGAACCCGGCACGCTGGAGCGCATGCGCGAAGTGCTGATTACCTCCGGCGCCTGGCGCGAGGATGCCGGGCAGATTCAGAAGCCGCCCTTCGACGAGATCACCGGTGTCAGCATCGAGTACGCCCGCGACAAAGATTCTGGCGTCATCACCACCACCGACATAAACTTGGTGCACGCCGACAAGCTATTTGTGCGCGAGGACGCCGCCGAATACCGCGTTCATCCAAGCGATCAAGCGTTGGTGTCTGGCGCCATGTTGATCGAGTTCAAGGCGGTGGACTCCAGCGGCAAGAACAAGGAAGGCAAACCCTACCGCATCGAAAACAGCATCGACCTCGCCCATGATTTTGTCCCGTCGCCCAATGCCGGGCATCAGGTCGTCAAGGTCAAGGTTGTGCCACCCGAGAGCACCCTGCTGTACTCGCTGGATGGCTCCAACCCCGCCAACAACGGCAAGCCCTATGCCAAACCCGGCATCGAAGCGCCGGAAGGCAGCACAGTGCGCCTGCACGCCGCCAAGGGGGGCGTGGTGCGCGACATTTCGATCACCGTGCCCAAACCCCAGAGCGGCGGTGGCGGTTCTGGCGGCACAGGCCCGGCCATCAACCCGGACATCCCCGCCAGCGTGAACGGCACGGCCTTCGCCCACCTGGTGACCCGTTCGGCCACCTACCACTTGTTGGGCAGTCTACCGGCCGATGCGCGCCTGCAAATGGTGCAGGTCAAGAGCACCGTCGCCGCCACCGACACCACCGTCACCATGACCTGGGACAGCAAAACCCAGCTCGCCCCGCAGGCCGTCATGGAAGCCTTCGAGTTTCTCGACAAGCAGGTTGAAGGCGGCGAATGGTCGCTGCGTTTCAAGCACCTTCACTTCGCCACCGGCAAGTCGCTGCTGCAATGGCAGGTTGATACCAGCAGCAAGATCGAGCTGTCGCAGGTGTCGCAATGAACGAGCCGCACGATGCCAACGTGAGCATCGGGGCCGAGTTGCACGACTTCGGCATCGTCGCCGAGCACGGCGACTGCTTCGAGTTTCTGATCGACGGCAGCGCCGGCGCCAGTTGCCTGCTGGTTTCCGTGGTGCAAACCGAGCGCGGGCCGCGTCGCACCGAACTGGCCGAAATTTCCGGCGCCACCTGGCGCAAGATCAGCGCCCGCGCCGTGCGCGAACTGGCGCAGGACATGAACGCCGACGAACTGGAGGGCAAGAAGGCCCCCAGCCTCAAGACCGGTACCAACCGTCTCAGCCCGCTGGTCGGCCGCGAATTGGCCCTGCTGCTGTGGGCCTTGCAAGAAGAAGGAGCGCCGGAACAAATCGAAGCCATCCTGCACGGCTGGCGCGAACTGGCGCGCGAAGAACGCTGGTGGCTCTACGCAAAAGCTGCTGCCCACGGCCAGCAAATCGGCTTCGGCTGGCGTCGTGCGCTATTCCACGCCCTGTCCGAATCCACCGAATCGCGTGCAGCCCCGCCGCCGGCTGAAAAAAAAAGCCCGAAGCGAACGAGTTCGCCGCGCTCCTCAGCCAGCACTCGCCTGAAGGCAACGCC